ACCCCCGTTTATCCCCGTTTATCCCCGCTTTCAATGTGATATAATGTATGGTGTAAATAAAGGATGAAGAAGGAAGCCATTACAGGCTTCCTTCTTTTTATACCCAGCTTGCGGGAACGGAGGGATGGTTATGAGAGTAGACTGTAATAACTATCGTTGTGCTCATAACAAGCATGGTATATGTATGGCAACTCATATCATCCTACATAGAGAGCGATGTTTGTCGTTCTTGTACAAGCGGCATGCACCTGACAACCGGACAGCATTAAACCACGGACCTGTACGACAAGGGAGCAGGAGACGCGTGTTTCGATAACCATATTGCATAGAAATAGTGAAAAATTGCGGGTCCTTTGGGTTAACAATAAACGCTTGCGCGACCGCGGCGCCCAAAAAGCGCTTAGATTTTTGACTTTTTTCGGGCTTATTTATAAAAATATTAATGGCTTATATGCAATATGGGTATAATAAAATGTGTATTAATTAGCCTTATTTATTCAACGAACAAAAATTTTTATAAAAAATATAAGAATGGAGGATGGGTGTGAAAATCTCGAAGGACTTGAAAAAGCTGACAACTACACAAACAGAATTGGCCAGAGCCCTGGGATTGACACAGCCACGGATACACCAGCTGATTCAGGAAGGCATAGTAGA